ACCGCAAGGAACGCAGAGAACGCAAAGAAAGAAAAACAAAAATATGAAGAGCAAAATTATAGGACTGATAGGACTGATAGGACTGATGGCGGGAATGGCGCTGGGCGCGCAGGCGCAGACGAACACGGTGGCGACGAATGCGCCGCCGGCGTGGACGACGCTGGACCAGATTATCGCGCTGGTGGGGTCGCCGACGAATTACGCGGTGGCGCCGTACGCGACGTATGCGCCGAACGCGCCGAGCAAGTGGGGCGGGGGCATCATGGGGGTGTATGACGTGAACCAGAACGTGGGGCTGGGATTGGGCCTGGATTGGCTGGGGTCGTTCAGCCTGGTGAATGCGAATTTGACTTTGCAGGCGCCGTTTCATCCGTTGCCGAGCCAGTTGCCATCGTTCGTGGTGTCGCCGTTTGTGCTGGCGGGAGCGGCCACGCCGTATTCGGGCGATGGGAAGTTTAACGGGACGGCGGTGGTGACGTCGGATTTTGGCGCGTATCTGGAGTTTGGACATCTCCTGGGCGGGGAGTTTGGCGTGGGGGGCGCGTACGGCCGGTGGAGCGGGGCGGGACCGTATGACGTGCCGAGGTATCACGGGTTTCTTTCCTGGGAACATGGGTTTTGACCGGAGCCAAAAGTGAATTTAACCGCAGAGAACGCAAAGAACGCAAGGAGACGGCGCGCACGGAGTGACGCGCCCTACCTGGTCCTGGCGCTGGCGATGGCGTTGCTCGCGGTAATGATGACCGGGTGCGCGCCGTTGCATTTGGGGAAGATCGGGGGTGATTGGTGAACCTGGTGCGCATAGGGATCTGGACGAAGCATCCGGGGAATTTCCTGGATGAGCTGATTGATTGGCCCATAGACAATCCCACCCACTGCGACCGGAAGGATGCGGCGGAACATGCGGCGTTTATCCGGCAGAACGGCATGGTGCATGAGCTGTATTATCCGAGGCTGCGGGACCGCCAGATCGTGGAGGCGGAGCGGCCGTATTTGAAGATCCTGGAGATCGAGGGGCTCACGCCGGAACTGTCCGAGCGGTTGGAGCGGTGGTTTGACCATAACTTGCGGCTGAACATTACGTACTCCATCGAGGACCTCTTTCGGGTGGCGCTGGATACTCCGATGCCGTCGGAAAAGAGCGGGTATTGCAGCCGGTATGTGATTCATGGGTGCTTCATTATTCTGCCCACCGAGCTGTGGCCGCTGGTAAGGTGCACGGATGGTTTTATTTCCCCGCGGGATTTGCTGATTTCGGCGAGGTTGCATGAGGCGGAGGGAAATGGGACGGAGGGGACGAGTAGGACCGATGCTACGGACTCCGCGGACGGGGCGTCCACGATGACAGCCGGGGCGGCTGTCCTACCCGTCCAGACGGGTGGACGGATGATGCCATGAAAACCGTGCTTTACCAGGATATCCAGAACCAGGCGGCGGAGGTGGCGGGGCGGACGCGGGATAAGATCCCGGTGAAGGAGGCGCTGATGCTGCAGGGGTTCGCGGCGACGGCGCTGCGCGAGGTGTGGAATGGACAGTATCAGTGGCCGGAGTTGATCCCGGCGATCCTGGCGGTGGCGGTGGCCAACGGGGGCTTTTCCAAGAACGAGGGGCAACCTAATGAGATCGGGGATGTGCTGGGGGTGTACACGGATAATCCGCAGAATACGACGCAGTTCCTGGCGCTGCGCTTTGAGGAGCAGAACGGGGCGGTGTGGCTGCCGGATGGCGGCCCGGCGCAGGTGTGGGTGGAGTATATGGCGCCGTGTCCGGACTTGAACGCGATGAACGCGAACACGAACCCGACGCTGCTGAATTACCCGGTGCCGGCGCGCTTCCGGAATTACCTGGCGTGGACGGCGGGCGGGCACCTGGTGCGGGCCGATGGCCAGGTGGCGCAGGGGGATGAATTTATGGCGCTGGCGCAGAGCGAGATCACGATTGAGCTGCGCCGGGTGACGCCGGTGCCGCGGCGCACGGTGCGGCAGAGGAGTTTGTATGAGGATGCAAAGGCTTTGGCTACCGCTGGGCCTGGCGGCGGCCCTAACCAGTAACGCGGCCATTATGATCATTCGCCCACCTCCATCGCCGTTCCTGGATGCGCGGGACCTGAATGCACGGTACGCGACCCAGATCCGGAAGCTGTCGAATCAGCCGTTCATCGAGGACGGGGACGTGGCGTTGCACGGGGTGGATACGTTCCGGCCGGCGCATGAGCTGGAGCCGGGCTTGTGCGCGGATGCGGTGAACAAGCGCTTTGAGGACGGGCGGGCGTGGCCGCGGTTTGGGGCGGTGAGCCAGGCGTGGGGGTTTCCGTCGGTGGACAACCTGGTGAGCGGCAACTGGCCGGGCGTGGGTTTTGGCGGGTTTACCGGGGTGACGGTGCAGGGGCTGGTGGTGGGGCAGCAGTACCTGTATGTGCAGGGCAACGCGGCGATGCTGAGCACGCTGGGGCATTTGCAGGCCTCGCCGCCGAATATCATTGTGCCACCCGGGATCTTCACGGCGACGGCGACGGAGTACTCGCTGGAATCGCATCAGACGGGCGTGGGCATCACGGCGGGGATTTACGCGCTGAGCGGGGACGTGCAGGGGTTTGTGGAGTTCAACGATCCGCAGGGCTTTGATGTGCTGGTGCTGGCGACGGATGACTGGCGGGATAACGCGGGCGAGGACGGCGGCCGGGGGCGGTGCTGGAAGGTGCAGAGCGGAAACGCGCCGGCGGCGGTGCCGATGAACGGGAATGATGTTTATGGCATCACGCGGCTGATCCCGTGTTACAACGGGCTGGTGATGCTGCGCCAGGATAATGAGCGGCATTATTTCGGGGCGTTCCAGACGTACGCGATCACGGGGAGCAGCTCGGGGGCGGCGACGTTGACGGTGGCGGCGCCGACGAGCGCGCCGGCGCTGGAAACGGGCGATCATGTATCCACGTCGGTGATCATGAACGTGAACTGGACGAGCTTTTATGTGCGGCTGGTGGCGCCGGGGACGATCGCGCTGTATGACACGCTGGCGCATGCGCAGGCGGGCGGGGCGACGGGGCTGGCGGCGCCCTGGGCCTCGAACGCGGTGGGCACGCTGTCGCTGTGGGTGGTGGACGCGGGGACGATCCAGCTCAATTGCGAGCCGGATTGGGTGAACGGGGACCTGGTGCTGTTTCACGCGGAGCCGAACAGCTATTTCCTGCCGGCGGCGGTGAACGGGTCGGTGCCCAACCCGGATTCGCGGTATTATGTGAAGAACCTGGGGAACAACCAGGTGCAATTATTCACCGACGCGGCGTTGACGCAGCAGCTCAATTTTGACGGGGCGTACGGGCAGTTTTACCTGGAGCGGCAGGCGGATTTTCCGGGCTATTACGGGAACGGCGCGCCGCCGTTGATCGCGCAGCCCAACGTGCTGGGAGCGACGTTGTGGGACGTGGGGTTTCTGGCGGTGCCGGTGGACATTGGGATCACGAGCGTGATGGCCAACGTGGTGACGGCGCCGAACCACCGGCTGCTGCCGGGGGACGCGGTGACGGTGACGGGGCTCGAGCTGGCCAACGGCGGGGCGCTGGCGAGCACGTTGTACGCCAACCCGACTTCGCCCAACACGCTGTACCTGTATGACACGAGCCTGGACGCGCTGGCGGGCGGGCCGCAGGGGCAGCAGGGGCTGGCCAATGCGACGCCGGCGGCGGCGTACCTGGTGAAGGCCGGGGCGAGCGGCTTGCCCATGCCGCCGGGGACGGAGGGGGCTTACTTCCAGAACCGGCTGCTGATCGTGAACGGGGCGAGCACGCTGGTGATCTCGGATCCGCTGGACCCGCTGCATTACTCGCCGCTGGTGGACGCGGTGACGGCGAACCTGGGGGAGAGCGACCCGATTACCGGGCTGCACCCACTGCCGGCGCAGGACGCGGTGCTGGTGCTCAAGCAGTTGTCGGTGCTGATTCTCAATAACTTTTCGGGTGGTCCAAACGCCTGGACGCTGACGAAGATCACCAGCGAGTATGGGTGCCTGGCGCCGCTGAGCATTGCGCAGGTGGGGAGCGATGTGTGGTTTCTATCGCGCCAGGGCGTGGCGAGCGTGACGCAGACGATCCAGGGCCTGACGCAGGGGGTGGCGCTGCCGGTGAGCAAGGCGATGAAGAAGTACGTGGATTTGATTGATTGGACGGCGGCGGCCGGGGCGTGCGGGTGTTACTGGAATAACCGGTATTTCCTGGCGGTGCCGCTGAAGGGGCAGCAGGGGACGAAGGTGAACAATGCGTGGCTGGTGTTCAACTTTTTGAACCAGATGTGGGAGGGGATGTGGCAGGGGGCGGCGTTGCCGGCGGCGGGGATGGCGCGGCACGTGGTGTTTGGGGATGAGCGGCTGTGCTGGCTGACGCCGGCAGGCACGGTGAACTGGCTGGGGGACGGGTTTACCGATGGGCCCACGCCGATCGCGGACAGTTTGACGACGCGGATTTACCTGTGCGGGATGAAGGGGCGCAAGCTGCACCTGGCCACCGAGATGACCTGGGATGATTACATGCCGAGCCTGACGGTGACGGCGATGACGCCGGGGGTGAATGAGACGGAGACGCTGCTGCCAGCGCCCGTGACGTATGACCCGACGCAGTACGCGGTGGATGGCCTGGCGGCGTATGTGCCGGGCGTGGGGGACCCGCAGGCGCCGTACCGGGAGGATTATGAGATGAGCGTGGCGGAGCTGCTCAAGGGCGGGGCGCCGGATACGCACCAGAACCATACGGAGGGTTTCCGGATGCGGATGGATGATTGGGGCGTGCAGTTCACGATTGCCAATGCGCAGGGGAGCTGCCGGATCCAGTCCATTGGGGTGAAGGCGGTGGCGGGGCCGAACCGGCAGACGGCGCAAGTCTGAAGAAGTGCAGAGTCGGAAGAAGTGCAGAGTGCAGAGTGCAGAGTGCAGAGTTGTGGAAAGCGGAGTGCAAAGTTATGAGAACGAAAATTTTGAGGGCGGCGGTGGCGATGGTTTGTTTGTGGGCGGCGACGTGCGGGGCGACGTTGACGGCAATTGTGTCGCCGGGGTACCAGCTCAGCCCGGGCGAGGTGCCGACCGTGGCCACGTTGAATTTGTTGGGGATGCCGACGATCACGATCTCCGGGACGGTGGACGGCACGACGGGGCTGACGCCGGGGAGCGTGAACGGGAATTTGCTGGCTGATAGCGTGGTGGACGGCCTGACGCTGGGCTATAACGCGGATAATCCGCGGGAGATGTATGTGATCGCGGGCGGGCTGATCAATACGAACAGCGCGCTGCTGGCGACCAATGACACGCTGCAGATTTTCGTGGATCCGCTGACGCTGTACCTGGGGACCAATTCGCCGGGCTATACCAATGAGAACTCGGGGAGCATGGCGCAGTGGCTGACGATTCAGAGCAATGCGGTGGTGGATGCGCTGGTGAGCCCGGCGGCGGCGATCCAGCCCTCGAAGATCTATTGCCCGAGCAACATGCTGGCGGCGGGGTACTGGAGCAATTCGCTGACGCCGATCATGTACGACTACCGGACGATGACGATCCAGCCCAATTACACCAACGTGGTGACCTGGACGAATAATATCATGGGGACCAATTACGTGATCACGGTGACGAATGTGGGACCGGCGCTGGTGCCGATTTCGTACGCGGCGACGTACTATAGCGTGCCGGGATCCACGGTGACCAATATCCCGGGCTTTGGCTGGGGGACGGTGCCGGCGACCAATGGCGTGTGCATTAGCGTGCCGAACCCGTTCACGGCGCCGCCGAGCCTGGTGCGGTGGGTGGTGGTGTGCCTGACGAACAATAACGGGTATTGGGTGAACGAGGAGCTGGATGCCAGGGACGTGTATTATAGCGGCGGGATACCGGCGTATAGCGCCGGGGCGGATGCCACCAATGCCTGGCTGACGACGGCGGCGGCAAGCCCGTACTCGTTCCAGAATCATACCAATGGCGCGGCGGTGACGTTTAACCCGGTGCAGTGGAGCGCGAAGTGTTATTTGAAGCCATGAAGAGCAGCAGCCACGAAAGCAGTGGGGACGAACTCCGTGGCCGGGACGGCCCCGGACACCCGCGGGACGCGGGTGCTACACGGGAGGCGACGGTGGAGGAGTTGGTGGGGTTTTGCCGGCAGCGGCTGCGGTGCTTTGCGGAGTGGCCGGAGGATATTTTGCGGAAGTGGCTGGCGTGGCATGTGGAGTGGAATGGCCTGGTGTGGGCGCGCAACCCGGTGACGGGCCGGATCTGCGGGATCGGGATCGGGGTGCGGCTCAATGAGAGTGACCTGGACCGGCACTGGCATTTTGACCCGGCGGGCGATTCGTTTTTGTTTGAGGCGGCCGCCACCTCGAGGCCGGGGGTGCTGGCGGCGCTGGTGGAGCAGTTTCAACGGCAATTCCCCGACTCGCCGCGGCTGAAGCTGTTTGCGCGGCGCTATAAGAAGGGCCGGCGGGTGGCGTACCGGGCGGGGTTCCTGGACAAACTAACACGATTGGCAACATGAATACTCTGGAAGCGAGAATGCAGGAATGTCAACGGCTGGCGGCGATGATCGTGACGGCGACGGCGGCGGCCTGGCCGCATTGCGCCGGGGTGCGGGCGGACGTGGCCGGCGCGGCGCCACCGCAGCCCAACTATTACCAGGACACGCTGGGGACGCTGCAGGCGCAGGTGCAGGAGGCGCCGGCGTTGTATCAAAGCGAGGCGGCATACCAGCCAGGTTACGCGCAGCTCAACCTGAATAACCTGAATACGCTGCTCAATGGCGGGGGTGGACAGCCGGGGATTGTGCAGCAGTACACGCAGAATTTGATCCCGGCGCAGAACCAGGCGCAGATTGCGGCGACGAGCGCGCAGCGGCAGGCGGACGTGGGGAACGTGCTGCAGCTCGGTCCGCAGGCGACGGCGGCGATTGGGGCGGCGAACCCGGGCGCGGCGTCGTTGCTGGCGAGCTTGACGCAGCAGGGGCAGGCGGGGCTCAACGCCGGGACGGGCCTGACGGCGGACCAGCAGCGGCAGCTCAATAATTCCGTGGCGGCGGCCCAGGGCAGCCGCGGGATGGCGTACGGGCCGGCGCCGGCGTATGCCCAGGTGCTGGCTAATAGCCAGTTTGGCAACCAGCAGCAGCAGCAGCGGCAGCAGTTTGCCACCGGCTTGGTCGGGGTGAACCAGCAATATTTCGGCGACCCATTTGAGGCGATTCTGGGGCGGCCATCGAGCGCGGCGCAGAATGCGTATCCCATGATCAACACGGGCAACCAGATGCAGCCGGGCCGGCAGTTTAACCCGGATGATCCGTTCGCGCAGTCGTTGTATTCGCAGTACAACCAGGAGATGACGCAGTGGAACGCCTACGGATCGCCAATGAGCATCGCGGGGAGCGTGACGAGCGGGATCGGGAATATCATGGGCGGGGCGATGAAGGCTTAAGGAAAGGTTTTATTTATGCCAGGCATGCAAGAGAGTCCGGTTTTGAACACGCCCAGCGCGTATGCGGCCAGCAATCCTGGCTACGGCGACGCGCTGGCGAATGTGCAACGCAATTTTGCCGAGGGCAACCGGTCGCTGGGCGAGGGGATTGGCGCGGTGGTGCACCTGGTGAAGCAGAACAAGCAGGAGCAGGCCAACGCGGATACGACCTGGGACCTGCTCCACAAGTTTGGCGACCAATACGGGGTGCCGATCAAGCCGGAGGATGACCAGAAGTTTCATTCGCTGAGCTTGAGCGCCAAGAAAGGGATGGTGGGGGCGTACACGACGCAGATCGGCGCCTCGATGAAGGCGAAGATGGACCAGGCGCAGATGGCGGAGTTGCGGGCGCGGGCGGGTTATTACGGCGACGTGGGGGCGGCGCGAACGCAGGCGGCACAGGAGCAGCAGGACACCGATGCGGGGTTGAATGCGTTGTTTGCGCAGTTCGGCCAGATGAAGCCGAGCGGCCCGGATGGGACGTGGACGCAGAATGACATCGTGAGCGCGGTCGGCGCGGCGGGGACCAAGCTGAATCCGCGGGCGCAGGCGGCGTTGATCAAGCAGGTGTTTCCGGCGGTGATGGGCGGGGGCGCGGCGCCGGGCAAGCCGAGCTTCACGGACATTCCGGGGACCAGCAACGTGCTGTCCACGTACGGGCGCCAGGCGTTTGTGGTGCCCAAGAGCGGATCGGCGGATGTGCAAATGGTGGACGACGGGACGGGCAGGCAGGTGCCGGTGCTGCAAGGGCCCAAGGGGACGGTGACACAGTTGAGGACGCCGGCAGCGGCGTTGCAGTCGAGGTATCCGACGTTCCCGAAGGGGACGAAGTTTGACCCGGACACGATCACCGCGACGTTGCCCGATGGGAGTGTATCGGTGCTGGGCCACAAGAGCGGCGGGATTGATTTGAATGCGCTGTTCGGCGGCGGGACGACGACCGCGACCAAGGCGGCGCCGGCGGCGCCGGCGGCGGCCGTCCCGCAGGATCATATTGATTACCTCATGCAGCATCCGGAGGCGGCGGCCAGTTTTGATTTGAAGTACGGCGACGGGGCGGCCGAGCAATACCTCAATCCACCGCAGCAATAATTTCATTTATGCCTGCTCCCTGGGAAACGCCGGCCGCAGCGGCCGCCACGGTTGACGGGCCGCCGTGGGAAGCGCAGGCGGAGCGGCCACCCTGGGAAAGCGAACCTGCAGCGGCGGAACTGCCCAGCCTCAAGGATGAAGTGGCCAGCGGCCGATACCGCATCCTCCAGCCAGCGGAAGCACCCACGCGCAACGCGCAAGGCCTGGTGACCACGCCCCTCGAGCTGCCGGTGCCAGGCGCGCGGAGGTCCATTGGCGGCGGCGAGCCGGAGATGCCGGCGGCACCGGCGCAGACGCCCGCGGCGGGACCGCTGCTGGTGGCCGGCGCGCGCAAGGCGGCGGCGCTGGGCCGGGATCCGGAAGCGCTCAACCGGGCGCTCTTCACCTCGCTCTACGATTACCTGCCGGCGGATATGCGACGGGCGATCAGTCCGGCGGAATACCTGCAGGAGGTGACGGCCAAGAATCCCTCGGACAAATTCATGGACGTGGTGAGCGGCGCGGCCAACGGGCTGGGGGACCTGGGCAAGGCGTTTGTATCGCCGGTGGGCATGGCCATGCTGGGGTCGGGCAACCTCTCGAAGGCGGGGCAGAAGGTGGTAGGCCTGGCGTTTGCGGCGCAGATGGCGGCGCAGAACCCGGAGATCGGCACGCAACTGGGCGAGGAGATGGGCAAGCCGGCGGAGCAGCGGGACCTGGCGAAGATCACGCAGCTCACGGTGGAGGGCCTGGGCAACAGCACGATCGCGGGCCTGGCGGCCAGCCACGGGCTGGGGGTGATGCGGCCGCCGGCCGAGGTCAAGGCGCCGCGGGGTGAGCCGATCAGCGGGCGCGTGCTGGACGTGACCACGCCCAAGGTGATCCCGGTGGACGTGCCGCCCTGGGAAGCCGTCCAGACGGCTGGACGGGAGGAGGGAATGCCAATTGTCCAAACACCGTCTGGACAATTGGAAACGGCCCCACCATCCGGCCAGGGCCCGGTGGAGAAAGCTGCGCCTGAGTCAATTGTGAACGTTAAAGAAACGGGCGCGGGGGCGGAAAAGGCGGAAACGGCCACCTCACCCCGGCCCTCTCCCCCAGAGGTGGAGAGGGAGAAGGCGGCGGCGGTGCCACCGTGGGATGCGGAGGCGCTCCAGGCGGCGATGACGTTTAACCCGGCGGCGCGGGGCGCCACAGAAAGCGAGGTACCCAATGCCATTGCAAAAGTCAGCGAGCAAAGCGGCGTTCAGCCACAACGTGCGGGCGGAGATGAAGGCGGGGCGGCCGCAGAAGCAGGCGGTGGCGATCGCGTACAGCGAGCAGCGCCAGGCGAGACACCACAAACCGCGGCCGGACCCGTTGTACCGGCGGGCGCAGTAGAAACGAAAGCGCCGGCGGGAACGGGTGGTGATGTTACCGTCCAGCAACAGAGCACCGCGCCCGGTCCAACCGGCACTGAAGGAAAGATACCACCACCGGTCCGGACGCGGCCGCAGAAGGTGGCCACGCCGGCGCCGCTGGCGGGGACGCCGGCGCCGCCGGTGAACCCGGTCCGGCAGTTCCTGACGATCCAGGCGACGGGGGTGAAGTCGGTGACGGCGCCGCAGGCGCTGAGCCCGGGGGCGCGGATGGTGGGCAATGCGTTGCGCCATTTCATGGGCCAGAATGCGCTGGCGCTGGCGCGCGCGGATGAGGCGATGCACAGTTTCCGCAAGGAATTCGACCGGACGCCGGTGCCGGCAAGCTGGCGATATGATCCGAACCAGCCGCTGCCGCACAATTACGCGATCATTGACGCGCTGGAGCGGGATCCCAGCCAGTTGCCGGCGCGCTACCAGGCATTGGCGGCGACGTTTCAGGAGGAGTTTGCCTGGCGGATCGCCGAGATCCAGAAGTACGCGCCGAATGCGTTGCAGCACCTGATCACGAATTATTTTCCGCATATCTGGCAGGACCCGGCGCGGGCGGGCGACGCGATGGCGCAGGTGGCCACGCGGTTGTTTGCCGGGCGCAAGGAGTTTCTGAAGGAGCGGTCGCTGGCGTTCTTCCGGGAGGGGCTGGAGCGGGGCCTCAAGCCGATCTCGGATAACCCGGTGGACCTGCTGATCGCCAAGATGCACAGCATGGACAAGTTCCTGCTGGCGCTGCGGGCCACGGATGAGTTCAAGGCGGCCGGGGCGATGAAGTTCAAGTATATCTTCGAGCGGCTGCCGGATGGGTGGCAGATCGTGGACGATCCGGCGTTCATCGTGCAGCATCCGCCGACGGTGGAGATAACGGAGGCGTATGATGCGTACCAGCGGGCAAAGCTGGGCGAGGCGCTGCAGAGCCTGGGTGTGAGCTACAAGCGGGTGGCGAGCCTGGGGGGATCGCGCTGGGCGGAGGCGGACCGGGGGATGCGCGAGGTGCGGGCGCAGGCCGGGGCGACGGAGGACATGCTCTGGCACGAGCTGGGGCATCATGCGGACTGGCAGTTTCCGGAGTTGCGCGCGGCGCTGGATCTGCGCGGGCAGACGCCGATGGCCAGGCAGTTGCGCGCGCTGGCGGATCTGCGGGGCGAGGGACAGCAGGTGACGGCGTACCGGCAGAAGTATTTCCGGAGCGACCAGGAGAAGATGGCGGAGATCTTCCGGGCGTATGTGCACGCGCCGGATCTGTTTGCCAAGACGGCGCCGGAGGTGTTGCGGGTGGTGTCCCAATGGCTGGACACGCAGCCGCGGCTACGGGACACGCTGAATGAGATGCGCCGGGGCCGGCTGGCGGTGGGGGAGGAGACGACCACCAAGACGCTGGGCGGCATGCAGGTGCTGGGACATTGGATCATGCCGGACGGGCCGGCGGGCGTGCTGAGGAATTATCTTTCGCCGGGCCTGCAGCGGTTTGCGGCGTTCCGGACGTTCAAGGCGGCGTCGAACATATTGAACGCGGCGCAGCTCGGGCTGAGCGCGTTCCACGTGGGGTTCACGTCGCTGGACGCGGCGACCTCGAGGTTCGCGATCGGGCTGGAGGACCTGGCGCAGGGCAAGCCGATCCGGGCGGCCCGGACGTGGGCGAGCGTGCCGATCAGCCCGATCACGAACATCATGCGGGGCGCCAGGATGCGGCAGGAGGCGCTGCATCCGGGCACCACGGACGCGGAGACGGCGCAATTGGTGAAGATGCTGGAGCAGGCCGGCGGGCGGATCGGGCAGGACAGGTTCTGGCAGACGGATTTTGCGCGGCGGATGAAGCGGGCGTTCAACGAGGGGACGGCCACCGGGTACCTGAAGGGGACGCTGCAGGCGCCGTTTGCGGCGGTGGAGCAGGCGATGCGGCCGATCATGGAGTACGTAGTGCCGCGGCAGAAGCTGGGCGTGTTTGCCGACATGGCGCGGCGTGAGCTGGAGCGGCTGGGACCGAATGCGAGCCTGGATGATACGCGCGAGGCGATGCGGAAGGCTTGGGACAGCGTGGATAACCGCATGGGGCAGGTGGTGTATGACAACCTGTTTTATAACCGGGCGATCAAGGACCTGGCGCTGTTGTCGTTCCGGGCGTACGGCTGGCAGCTCGGGAAGTATCGGGAGGGTTTCGGGGCGGTGGCGGACGCGGCCAGGGCGGCTGGCGCGGTGGCCAAGGGCGAGCGGCCGGAGCTGTCGCATCGCATGGCGTACGCGGCGTCGTTGCCGGTGATGGTGGGGCTGATTGGCGGGACGCTGAATTACCTGATGACCGGCCAGCGGCCGCAGGATTGGCGGGATTATTTCATGCCGCGGACGGGACAGAAGGACGTGAACGGGAACGCAGCGCGATTGAACCTGCCCAGTTACATGAAAGACGTGCTGGCGTACTCGAGGCATCCGTTGATCAGCGTGCAGCATTCGCTGAATCCGATGTTTTCCGCGATCGGGGATTTGCTCGAGAACAAGGATTTTTACAACGTGCAGATCCGCAATCCGGATGATCCGTTGTGGCGGCAGGGCGGCGCGGTGGCGCAGTTCGCGGCCAAACAGTTTGTGCCGTTCAGCCTGAGCGGGACGATCAAGCTGCATGAGCAGGCCACGCCGATACAGAAGGAGATCCTGCCGTACTTCGGGATCACACCGGTGCCGATGCGTATGACCATGACGCCGGCGCAGGAGCTGGCCAGCGAGATCACCGGCGCCAACATGCCGGGCGCGCCGCGGACGCCGGAGCAGTTTGACCGGAGCACGCTGATCCGGCAGGTGGCGGAGGACATCCGGAACGGCGCGAAGGAGAAGGCGCGGACGGAGGCGCAGCAGGGCTTCCAGGCGGGCAAGCTGAATGAGAAGGCGTTCCAGGTGATCGTGGACAAGCTGAAGTACACGCCGCTGCAGTTCCAGGTGCTGCACATGGACGTGCCGGCCGCCATGCGGGTGTGGAGGGTGGCGAATCCGGGCGAGCGCGCGCAACTGACGCCGCTGATCACCACCAAGCTGGGCACGCAGATCGAGCTGCTGGAGAAGAATAAAAGCTCGCTGACGGCGGACGAAATACGGGCGTACGGCGCGGAAATCCGGCGTCGGTGAACGGTGTCAGGCGGGGTATCTTCGTGGGTATGACCAATAAACCATTGCAGCGGCAGCGCTTTGTGAGGGCGCCGCTAGGCTCTTAATCAATTGGTTTGGGGTTCGAGTCCCCACCGGGGCACCAATAGTTTGCTGGCTTTTATTGGGGTTTGGCTTGTCTTTGTTGGCTGCTGTTGACTTTTCGTTGTGGGTTTGTTCCCTGTCTCTATCCCGCATCCGGGGTCTATCGTGACGTATCTTTGGGGCGGCCGGACGTGTCAGATTGAGTATCTAAAGGGCGATGATATTGCTGGCGCTGGCTTGGCGGAGTTGCGCCCAGGCGGCCGGGCCTTGGGCCGGCAGCCAGTCGTGGAGGTTGCCACCGACGGGATCCAGCGGATCGCCGTAGGTGCTGCGGATGAGTTTGCCGTTGGTGGTTTGGCCCAGTTCGACGGCGATGGTGGGATCGTCGGCACCCTGGCTGCGGCGCACGCGTACGTAGTAGGCGCGGCCGAAGCCGTGGGGTTTCATGGCGGGCAGTTTCAGCGCGGCGCAGGCCTCCGCCAGCAGGTGATTGACGCGGTCTTGCCCGACGCCGGGGAAGAGCGGGAGCGGAGTCGCAGGAGCGGCCGCACCATCGAGGGGATAGTGTTCGGCCAACCAGGCGCGCCAGGTGGATAGGAAGTCATCGAGGACGGGGCGCACGAGGACGGCGGGGTTTTGCCCGTGCTTCAGGCGCGTGACTTTCATGCGGCGCGTGCCGTCGGGCAGAGGGTAGATGAGGCCGGGCGCGGCGCTGATGAAGTCGGCGGGATAGCTGGCGGATTCGGGGACGCGGCGAAGCAGGGTGGGTTCGCCAGGGCGCAGGCCGGTGAGGGCGCTGGTGGCCAGCCAGGCGCCGGCAACGATGCGCTGGAGGTCGGCTTGGTCCGTGAAGAACCAATTGAGGACGGCGTGGAATTGATCGTCGTTGGCCGGCATGGCTTCGTGGCAGTGTTTTACGTCGGTGGTGAACTGCTCGCGCTCGTCGAAGGGATTGGCGGTGATTTTGCCGACACGCACGGCCCATTGGCACAGGCAGCTCAGGGCGGCGAGCTGGAGGTCGGCGGAGCGGGTGCCGGTGAACCGGGCGCCGGCGCGGATGTGACCGCGGCGCCACACCACAAAGTCTTCCAGGTGGGCCTGGGTGATGCTGGCGGCCGGTTTGTCGGACCAGAAGGGCAGGCCGCGGGTGAGCGTGGCTTGCAGGCGGTCGGCGGCTGCGGTTTCGCGCGTTTTCGTTTTGCTGAAGGGCAGGCCGGCGGTGATCCAATCGGTGGCAAGCTGGCCGACGCTGACGCCACGGCGGGCGTCGCGCTGGCGGAGAAATTCGGCCCAGGCGTCGGGCGCAGCGGCCGGTGCGTCCAGGATGTCCTTGGCACGGCGGATGGCTGCTTTATCGCCGGCGGGAAGCGCGTAGGTGCGTTCGCGGTCGCCGATGTGGGCGCGCAGGTACCAAGGCTTGGGTTTGGCGTCGGCCAGGGTGAGCTCGCCGCGGCGCAGGGCGAGTTGGACCACGGGATGTTTGTTGAGCGTGCGCTCGAGGCCGCGGTGCTCGAAGGTGAGGCGCGGTGGCGTGATTGCGGGTCCAGATGTTTGGACGGGTGAGGGGATTTCGGTGGTCATAGTGATGTCTTCGTTGCCCAAGGCGAAATAGCGGAAGAACTAGGGCGGGTAAGCATCTCTGCCAGGCCCGCAGAATGCCGCGCAAGTCCGCATCCGTAAGCGATTCGCGCCCCAAGATTTCCAGCGTGCGCTGCATTCTCAGCGGGAATGCCGAGCGGCCTGACTGGTCGGCGGTTTTAACGGAACTTATGCGGCCCTTGATCGAGATGTCGATCATTTCAGAGCCGGGTCCGGACATCTCGTCGAGCAGATGCGCGCGGATAATTTCCGCCCGTTCCGATGGATTGGGGCTGATGCTTAGGCAAATGTTCGCCAGGTGCTGCTGGCTTACAAAGCTCTGCTGCCCGGTCATCCATTTGGAAATTAGGGCTTCGCTGAGGTTGGCCGTGCGCGCTAATTCAACCTGAGACATTTTCCGACGCTCTAACATTTCAGCCAGTTTTGCTGCGAAATTGCTCATTTGCTATCCATTATAAAGTAAGCGGCGATCTTGTAAAGAAAATAGTTGACGTATTTCATTCCCCTATGCTAAGGTTTTGGGCATGGTGAATGATGCGAAGAGGAAAGTATTGAACCAGCTGCTCGAGCTGGCCCGGTTCATACGCCGGCGCGGCGAGCCCGATGAGGCCGAAGCGGTGCTGCCGTACGAGAGGCTGCTGGAGAAGGATCTGCGGGGTTACGAAGCGGCCCACGCGGAACTGCCTGGATTAGAGCAAGTGAAGAAAGAGCGGGTGGCCGCGTGAGGAAACACGTTTGGATCCCGCGCGAACGGATTTCCGATCCCTCTCTCCTGGCGCCTGATCCCACAACGATCGAGGCAAGGGACATAACACCGGACGCCGCCGGTTTTTCCACGATGCGGGTGTTTTGTTCCTGGTGCCGACGTGAGATGCCGTCCAAGCCGTGCCTGCCTGGCATGGAGCGTCACGCGAGCCATGGAATTTGCCCGGAGTGCCTGGCGAGAGAGATGGCGGCGCTGGCGGGATGATTTTTGCGGGTTGTTGGCTGCTACAGGGCAGTCTTTTTGTTGTTTATGCATGACGATGACAGTTCGGCTCCAGTTCACGGCCACCCAGCAGAGCGTGGCGGCGCGCTGTTTTTTTTGAGCTTTTCCACCCGGATTCCAACCGTCCAGACGTATGGATGAACCCACCGAATTAGTGCGGGCGATCCGGGTCCTGACGGCTGCTGGCGCAGTGGTGAGCGTGCCGCAACGCCACGTGAGCCTCGAGACGGCGGCGAAGATGCTGGATTGCAGCAAGGGCTGGGTGCGTGAGCATTTGCGGGAGTTTCCCCATGCCTGGCGAATGCCGGGCGCTTGCGGGGAGTGGCGCATCCCGGTCCGCGATGTGGAGGCGTTGGCCAGGCGGCAACGCGTGCAGGAGGTGACCGCGTGAATGCAGACGAGGTATTCAACGAGGTCGCGGTGGCCCAGCAGCCGTCGCTATTCACCGAGGTGGAGATGGATCTGCTGACGTTGGACCGAGAGCAGACGCGGAAGCGTTATACCGCGGCGTCGCTCGAGCGACAGGTGGGCAAGCGGGATGCGATTCTGAGGGCGTTGGCTGAGGGCCATGGGCTGCTGAGGATCGCCAGGGCTTTCGGCGTGAGTCATCACCTCGTCTCTGCGCTGCGCGATACCCGGCCGGAATTAGTCGCCATAGAGAAGAAACAACTCAGTGGCCAGATCGGCCGGATCTTGAAGATGTCAGCCGACCGCTTTGAAGAAGCGCTAGAGCATCGGCTGGTGCCACCCGGCCAGATACCGGTTGCGTTTGGGATCTTTGCGGACAAAAAGGCGATGATTGACGGCGAGGCCGGGCTGGTGGTGGAACACCGGCACCGGATTGATGCTTCGCCGGAGGGCTTCGCGGCCCGGTTGAGGGCGGCAGTTGATCTGCAGTCAACTGTCAGCGCGCCAATTCCCCAACAAAAAGAGGTCATTCTTGAGGCGGACGTGGTGGCTGATACGTCGGGGCCGGCTGGGTCGGCGGCTGGGCCGGTGGCGGCCGCGGCCAGGACCAGGCCCCAGGTGACCGGGGGGGGGGGTGCCGGTGCCGCGGTGCCGGCGGATGCCCCGATGGGTCGGCTCGCCGGCGGCGAAGAACAAAAGGAGGTTTTATGACGGATGTGCGGCAATGGATCCATGAGACCTGGCTGGCCACGCGGCTGGGGTTGAACCGGGATGAGTTGCGCGAGCTGCGCAAGCGGCTGCTGGTGGAGGGGCCGGATTTCCGCCTGGAAAAAAACCGCGTGATCGTTTCGCCGGCCGGGGAGAAAAAACTGCGCGACCATTTGCAGTTGCCCAGGGAGGCCGCGAAGGCACCACCCGCAGCGCCGCCGGCGGCGCCAGGCGCGGGGGCGGAAAAAAGCGGGCCGTCCCCCAGCGAGCCGGCGCCGGCGGCTGCCAGGCGCGATAAGGAAGAGATTGTGACGTTGCTGGTGTGGCAGGCGAACCTGCCGAACCGGCGGATCGTGGAGGCGTATCTGCCGGGGAAGGACCCGACGAAGCGGCAGAATATTTTGCGGGTGAAGGTGAAGGACGCGGGGCGGTTCAACCGCTATGACAACACGGGCAAGCCGATGGCGCTGCCGGCGATCCACTTGCAGGCGGACTTGTATCAACTGGCGGGGGCGCAGCCGCGCAGAAAGGGGCGCTGGTAATGCAGGCGACGATTGAACGGATTTTGGCGCTGTCCGGGCCGATGCCGGATGTGCAGCGGCACCGGCATTACCTGGAGGGGCTGGAACTGCCGGCGCTGCAGGCCCGGGCGGCGGCGTTACAGGCGGAACAGCCGGCGGCAGCGATCCGGCCGGGATGGGAAATTTCAGATCGCAAATTTCAGAGCAGATTTCAGCACGTATGAAGGCCTGGCACATAACACAGTGGGACGCGCTCTACGAAACGGCGGACACGCGCCGGATCAGGAACCTGACGTTTTACGCGAAGTCGAACAAGCTGGTGGGGCTGGGGATCAACCGCACGCGGCAGGCGGAACGGGGGCTGGAGTTGCTGGGGGTGTGGGCCTTGATGGAGGCGCTGGCGAGCCATGCGCCGCAGGGGCTGCGGGGCTGGTTTATCCGGAACGGGAAGGCGCTGACGAGCCAGGAGGTGGCGTACCTGCTCTCGATTCCCCAGGAGCCGGTGGAGGCGGCGTTCAAGCATTTTGGGAGCGAGGAAATTGCGTGGCTGGAGAACGTGGAATTTACGGAAGACGCCCGGAGATTATCCGGCAAATCCCCGGAAGACGCCCGGAGATTATCCGGCAAATCCCCGGAAGACGCCCGGAGATTATCCGGCAAATCCCCGGAAGACGCCCGGAGATTATCCGGCAAATCCCCGGATGAAATGCAGAACGGGGAAAATCATCAGGAGATTTCACGGACGATTCCGCTAAGAGGAAAGAGGGATAGAGAGGAAGAGATAGAGAAGAAGAGAGAGAGAGGCGGACACCCTCTCTCTGATGCTCCGCAGGTTCCTTCTTTCGAAGAGGTTCAAACGTGGGCCGCCGGCGCAGGGGTGGATCCGGGGTTTGCGGCGGAGAAGCTGGCGGCAGCCATCGAGCGCGAGGATTTTGCCAAGATTTCGGTGCGGAAGCATTGGCGGGAGCGGTTTCTGCGGTTTTGGCGGGAGGATGGGGCGGCGTGGCGGCGGAAAAATAAAAAAAACGCCGCGGCGCCCGGCGCCCGTCCAGACGGCTGGACGGAGGGGGATGATCCGACGTGGTGGACGGACAGCCTGGCGGAGCTGCGGGCGGGGCTGCACGGGGCGGTCAGCCTGGGCAACGAAAAAATGGCCGGCCGATTGCGGTCAATTTTGAAGGCGAGGGGGGCTGATGGATTGGACTGACATTGAAGCCAGGCTCCGCGCGCGCGTCGAGGACGTGTGCCGGCACCTTTTCCCCAACGGAAAGCGGGAGGGCGGGGAGTGGGTGGTGGGAAGCCTGGCCGGCGAGGCGGGGAAGAGCCTGAAGATCAACCTGGCGGGGAAGCTGGGGGTCTGGCGGGATTTTGCGGGGGAATCGGGCGGGAAGTCGCTGCTGTCGCTTTGGATGCACGCGAAGCAGTGCGCGAAGTTTGGCGCGGCCGTTTGCGAGGCGAAGGAGTTTCTGGGCATTCGGGATGATTTTGAGAAGCGGGTGCGGCCGTATGGATCAAGCGCAGGCAGGACGGCTGCAGCACTCCAACAGGATGATTCGACCTGGCGGGCGGTGGCGGACCTGTGGGCGCGATGCGAGCCGCTGACGGACAAGGATCCGCAGTGGGATTACCTGGTGAAGACGCGCAAGCTGGCGCCGGAGGCGCTGGAGGTCTTCCAGGTGCGCGGGTGTTTGTCCAACGGTCGGGCGGTGATGGTCTTCCCGTACTTTGTGCCGCCGGAGGAGGATGCGTTTGTGCTGGAGAAGAAGGCGGCGATTCCGGCCTGGTTGAAGTTCGAGCTGGTGGCGCGGGTGGATGGGAAGAAGCGGGAGTGGACATCGAAGGCACCGGATAAAATTTTGTATGGGATGCAGATGGCGGAGCATCCACTGGGGAAGCGCTGCCGGGACGTGCTGATCTGCGAGGGGGAGAAGGACGCGATGGCGTGGGCGAGCTACGGGTGCATGGAATGGGGGATCCTGCCGCTGAGCGTGCCGTTCGGGGCGAAGTGGAAGGGTCAGGACAAGGGGAGGCCGAGCCCGAACCGGGAGTGGCTGGACCGGTCCTGGGAGTGGCTGAATGACTTCGAGATGGTGTACGTGCAGATGGACCGGGATGAGGCGGGCCAGCGGGCCGCGGCGGACATTATCGCGGAGATCGGGCCGCGGCGGTGCCGGCTGGTGACGTTGCCGGCGCCCTGCAAAGATGCCAATGAGTGTTTGCAAAAAAACACGCCGCGGGAGGCGATGAAGACGGCCTTGGATACGGCGCGGGATTTTGCGCCGGACAAGATCGTCGCGGCGACGGACCTGGAGGAGGATTTTCTCAAATGGGTGTTCGAGCGGGCGGTGGACGCGGGGGTGGAGCTGCCGTTCGAGTTCCCGTTGCGGTTTCGGCCGTCGGAGACGACGCTGTGGCTGGGGATCGAGAAGAGCGGCAAGACGACGCTGCTGAATTTTGCGACGGTGGCGGCGATGTACCAGGGGGAGCGGGCGCTGGTGGCGTCGTTTGAGGTCCCTTGGACGGACACGAATGACAAGCTGTGCCGGCAGGCGTTCGGGGGCCTTTACTTTGACAAGCGGACGCTGAAACGCTGCGCGAGCGACGTGACGCGGGCGAATTACCTGGCGTCGGCACGTCTGGACACCGTGGAGACGCACCGGTGGCTGGCCAAGAGCCTGTGGTATTACGTACACGTGGGGATCGGGAACTGGCGGACGTTGCTGGATGACATCCGATGGGCGCGCCGGCGGCTGGGGATCACGTGGGTGGTGATTGACAACTTCATGCGGCTGGGGATTCCCAAGGACGACTACGCGCAGCAGGCGGACTGCATCATCGCGCTGGTGTCATTGTTCATGGAGCTGGGAATCCACGGGCACGTGGTATTGCACCAGAACAAGAGCGAGGGCCAGAAGGGGAACGCAGGGGGAAAGCGGACAGCGAGCGGGGCGCACGAGCTGCTGGGGAACCCACACAACATCGTGGAGGTTCAGCGCGATGACAAGAAGGGCAAGCAGGTGGCGGAATTGTGGGAGGAGAAGAAGCTGGGGGCGATCGAGGAAGCAGAGTTCGCGCAGCGACTGGGGGCGCTGGACTTGAAGCCGGACGGGCGGTTCATCATGCACGCGCAACGCAACGGGGACGTGCAGGATGGGAGCAAGGGCCTGTGGTTCTTGTGGGAGAGCCAGCAGTTTGCGGGGGTGCCCAAGGGGCACAAGGATTATTCGGCGATGCGATTTGTGGCGACGGCGAAGCAGCAGGCGACGCCGCTGGAACTGCCAACGAACGAGGAGATGGGAATCAAGTAAAACAAACAACCAATGAAAGGAACAAACAAAATGAAGTCTGAGAGTAAAACAGCACCGACAACCAAAGTGCCGCTGGTGGTGACGACGGAACACCGGGGGTGTTCTTTGGGTACGGCGTGCCGACGACGGAGAAAGTTATCCGGCTGGAGCAGGCGCGCATGTGCGTGAAGTGGACCAGCGACGTGCGCGGGG